TCCGGTAAGACTGTTCTAGTGTGTCTATCTGATCTACTTCTTCTTTAAGAGCGATAAAAGTATCAACGTCAGCGCCAGCCCATCTAAATATAGCTTGATCGTCATCCCCAGCAATGTAGGTCTTGTCTGCTTTCGACCAAAGAGTCCGGACCATTCTCCACTGCAAAGGTGAGAGGTCTTGTGCTTCGTCAATAAATAATACGTCGAAAGTTGGTGAAACATCTTGTTGAATAAATTGTTCCAACATGTCATCATAGTCGTATAATCCTTTTTCTCTCTTATACTTGTTAAGTTCTTGATCTAAAAGATATAATAAATCTCTCTCAATGTCCATATGGTGCTCGTTTTTGTCGTATAAATCCAGGACAGGCATTTCTAAAACCCGTGCTTTATTAATTAATCGTAAGTATTCATTGTCAGAACTAAATACGCCATCCTCCTCACTGTACCATGCTGTCTTAATAGGTATGCCGCATTGTAAACCAAAATCTCTGTAGTCTGAGTGTTTCATCACACGTTCTTTGTTCATGCCTAAAGTTCTAAAAGCAAGAGAGTGCAGTGTTCTAAAGTACGGTATTTCTTTTTGATCTATCATAAACTTTTCTTCTGCTCTATGTGTTGCTTCCCACGCAGCTTTCTTTGTAAAAGAAAAATAACCTATCTTTTTTATATCCACACCCTTGCGTAAAAAATCTTCTACTAAATTTAATAGTGTTGTTGTTTTACCTGTACCTGGTGGACCTAGTATTATTGTTTTCAATTTGTATTATCCTCTAACCATTTCTCTAAACCTTTTTCTGAAAAGTAAGGAGTATTTCCTATACGAATACATGGAACTATAAATTTACCACGACGTACTTTACGTCGCAAAGTATCCTGTTCAAAACCTCTTGGTATGCCATGATCTTTCATCCAATCTCTAACCTTTGCTATGTGTACGTACTGCATTAAAATGGTGACTTTTCGTATGTAACTTCTGATATTTCTGGTTCATCTTCATTCTCGGCCTTCATAGATTTAATTTTTATTACATGTGGAGTCTGTCCTTTTAATTTCATACGAACTTCTTTTTCAAAACCATCTAAATTTTTTATAAGGCTCGCTGTTTTTTGTCTGTCTAACTCCCAATTGTTTCTTTTTGCCCAAGCATAAAAATCATCCATTCTAAAATAACAATAATTATCTTCATCCGTCCAAGCCATCTTTCTCAGTATGTCTTCTTTTTTTCTGCCTTGTGGTCTGTTAACAGTAAAATCTTTTAATAAGTTTGTAATAAAATATTTAGGATCCAACGATTGTAAGGGTTCACTATGATCAACATTTTGCATTAAGTTTCTTAAATATAGTTGTCTCCAATTCTTTGCTGTAACTTCTGGTATCACTATATCTGTTTGATCTAACACAGCCGTTGCAAATAGTTCAGGGTTTCTTAGTTCTATTGTTTTTAATTCTATCCTTGCATCATCTACATTTAAAAACCACTGTGGTGGGTTTGATGTTACTCTGACTAAAGCGCTCAGCTGTGGCATCTGTTCATCATCATAACCTACACCATGCATTTTTGTTGCGCACTTAGCTGCATTACATACACCGCAAATAGGTTGTTCTTTACACCTGTACTTATCATATCCCTTTCTATTTAAAGATTTTATAAGTGCCTGTACTTCTGTATTACCAAGAGGTGGGTCCATGACATTAAGATTGTCAGCAACTAACATGTCTTCCCAATTGTCCGGATTAGATTTTTTTCTGTACACGCCAACATTAAATAATCCATTGTTCCTGGCGCCTTCTCCAAAACCCTCTTCTGCTAATTTATTTAAACAAGGAGGCCCTTCTTCAAAATATTCTTTTTTCTTTGGTGGTTGTTTAATTTTTACACTATCTATCTGCTCTTCTGTTTGTACAAACTTATCATACATAGAATAGAATGATTCTAAACTAGCGGCATTGCCTTCTTCGTCTAATGCGTACCTCAAACCTTTTGTGCCTGCGTGATAAGGTAAATTTAAAAAATTACCTACGTCACCTCGTTCTGCTAATAATTCTGTTTGTTTTGGAAATACCTCACTATCTTCATAACCCAAAGCCTTAGCCATTTCTTTTAATTTTTCCTGCATAAGAAATGCAGGAATAAAAGTTTCTGCAAATAAAAATAAATGTGCGCCACCAGACTTGGATCTAAATGTTATCAAAGGCAGATTTAATTTTTTTACTTTCTGCAAAATTTCTTTGTGATCTAAGTTATATATATCAACATCAATACAGCCCCACCTACACTTGTTCTCTTCGTTTATAGGTATCACACCTAAAGCAGGTAATAGTCTACCATTAGAATCTGATTTACCCTCTAGGTGATCTGTCCATAATTCATCTGATATTTTTTCCCGTCTTATCCAGGGACGTCCTTTTTCTTTACCTCTAGTATCTTTTTTACCAGATAATATAAGCTGACCAAAGGCACTATTGTTGCCTTCAAATATTTCTTTAAAGCGTTGCATATTGTTTTCTGTACTCTTCTATCTTCTTTCTATTATGTTCTCGGTATTTTTTCTGATACTCCTTAGTCTTTCTATCAAAATAATCCTTACCTTCTGGACTATCTCTAAACATTTGTAATGTTTCTTCAAGACTTTTAATCTTAGTTCTTAACTTTTGTAAAGTTTTAACTCTGTAATATTTTTTATGATAAATAGTTCTGTTGTCCATAGTTCTCTCTTTCTATATAATTAGGCCCACCAACAGGGGGGTAGTCGATGGGCCTACATGATTAAAACGGTACTTCGTCTTTAGACTTAGTTTCGTCTCCACCATGTTTTGCAGTTACGTCACCTTTGTTTACGGAACTAGCAAAACTTTTTGCGGCCTCATACAAGTCTTTGTCTTGCACAGGACCAACCTTTTCAATATTCCAACCAAACCAAGTTCCCTTGTCATTTGATTGTTGTACTGTTTTAAGGCTATACACGTGACTATACATAGCCGGTGTGAACATACCAGTTTTCCCTTTTAACTTGATACTGTTCATCATTGAGTTCCATGATCTACTTACTTTTAATTGCGTAGACTTCATAGAAATCAAAGCTGATGTACCATCATCAATCAACACAAAATAAGACGCCGTGTTTTCTAAATAGTTACCATTTGGTAATCTATCTTTGTAACTTGCATCTCTTGTTGCCTCTTTGATAATGCCACTATCAACAGAGTGTATAGCTACAGGAGCACTTGTGCCCTCGCCTCTATCACTCCACTCGACATACTCCCTTTTGTAATAGCATGGAATAATATTTACTCCTCCTTCACCATCGTAAAGTTGCTTAGTCACGGTATTAAATATCATACCGGGTTCAGCACCATCCACATATTTGGCGTCCCTTTTATTACATTCGGGTGATAGTTGACCTAACACTCTAAGAAATGGTAATGCATAGTCATCTGTGTCCATGTTACTAAAACTTGTGTTAGCGTCTTGTTCAAACATGCTCGTTAGAGCAACGTCTGTCTTCTTTTTTTCTGTTACTTGGTTCATGTTACTTTTCTCCTTGTTCATGATTCTTTATTTCCGGCTAATTTTAGTTTGATCCTTTATAAATAAATGAAAAGAATCCGAGGGCATATCGAGGCCGGCCTCGATACGCTCTCTATAAAGAGCTTTCAACGTCATGGGCTCAACTTTTGATTTTTGTTGTGGCTCATAACCTTCTTGCTCCGCAAGGCTCAGGAGATCCTTCGCCTTGTTATCTTCGCCTTTACCGAACGTAACAAAGACTTCATTTTTAATGATGTCCTCTAGCCCGTTTTCTCGAAGCCATGTGTAAGCTGACTCAATATCATCTTTTTTGATAGTGCAACTGTAAGATTTTTTTACCTCTACAGCGCTGCCGTCAGCTAATTTCAAAGATGATAGCCCTTGCTCTGCTAGCATATTAGGTATTATCTCTGAACTAATCTTGTCTGCTTTTTCTTTTTTAAATTTTATTTTATCTTCTAGATCTGAAATTTCATCTTCATAAGCTTTCAGTTCTTTACAATAGTTAGCTAGACTAACTATGTCAGTTTTTTCTATTATTTCTTGTTGATCTTCTTCAAAATCAATGTCGTTTATTTCACTCATTGTCTATTCCTTTCTCGAATAAATTAAAACTTAGAGGATAGTATCTTGTTTCTTGTCTATCCCATTTTAGTAAATTAAACCTACCTTGTGTTATATCGCTTACTATTGCTGTAGATAATCCTATTATAGCAGGATCACCTGTGCAAAGTATGTAATCAGTAGATTTAAAATCTTGTAAATTTTTCCGCATCTTATGTATAAAAGGTGCAGGACTAAACATCATCTGTGAATTTTCTGGTAAACAAATAACCAGGTATCCATAGTCTGATGCTGTTAAAATATTTATGTTTCTTGGTGGGTGTTGTAATACATACACAAAATCTGCGTCAGGGTTCTCTTTGTTAAACTGCAAAAATTCCTGCAATTGACTTGGTCTGTACAATTCAAATAATTTATTTCTCATATGCTTCTTTCTGTATTGACATTCAACATAGTCATGATTATATAAATGTCAAGAAAGAATAATTAAAATATGATAAAAAATTATAAGTTTAAAACTAAGCCATACGAGCATCAATTAAAAGCACTAGAGAAATCCTGGGCTTCTGACACATATGCCTTATTTATGGAAATGGGAACAGGTAAATCCAAGGTTCTCGTTGATAATATCGCTATGCTGTATGACAGAGGTGCTATTAAAGGCGCTTTGATTGTGGCACCCAAGGGTGTGTATAAAAACTGGGATCAAATAGAATTCCCGGTGCACCTGCCAGATCACGTAGAACATACAAAGGTATTGTGGGAACCAACTATTACGAAGAAAAAACAGGCTGAGCTTGACACGTTATTTGACGATAAAGGTGACCTTAAGATATTGATAATGAACGTAGAAGCATTTTCTACAACAAAAGGTCTAGACTTTGCTAGAAGTTTCCTTAACATATTTGTTGGAAGAGCTTTGATAGGGATCGATGAATCTACGACGATCAAGAATCCGACAGCAAAGCGAACAAAAAATATTTTAAAATTAGCGGATCTAGCAAAGTACCGTAGAATATTGACAGGCTCTCCCGTAACCAAATCACCTCTTGATTTATTTAGTCAATGTGAATTCCTGGACCCTTATCATTTGGGTCATGCGTCTTACTATTCGTTCCGTGCTCGTTATGCAAATATGGTAAAAAGAAATTTCGGCGGTAGACAAGTACAGCTTGTAGTATCTTACAGAAGACTAGATGAACTAGCAGATATATTAGATAAATTTTCTTACCGCGTACTAAAAGAAGATTGTTTAGATCTACCAGAAAAAGTATTTACAAAACGATTAGTTGAACTGACACCAGAACAAGACAAAGCATATAAACAAATGAAACAAATGGCACTTGCAATGTTAGATAATGGAGAAGTTATGACAACCGTAAATGTTATGACACAATTAATGAGATTGCACCAAATAACTTGTGGCCATTTTAAGGCAGATGATGGCACAACTACGGCACTAAAAAACAATCGTATAGATGCATTAATGCAATTATTGGAAGAGACAGAGGGCAAGGTCATAATCTGGGCAAACTATAGGGAAGACATCAAAAATATAGTCGAGTCTTTAAAAAAAGCTTACGGAGAGGCCTCTACAGTCGAATATCACGGTGGGGTGGATGCTACCCTCCGCCAGGACAACATTGCTCAGTTTCAAGAGAAAAACAGCCCTACACGCTATTTCGTAGGAAATGCACAGACTGGAGGGTATGGAATTACCCTTACCTCTGCAAACACTGTTGTTTACTATTCTAACTCATACGATCTAGAAAAAAGATTACAATCAGAGGACCGAGCGCACCGTATCGGCCAGACTGGCAGTGTAACCTATGTTGACTTGATAGCTGAAAATACTGTAGACGATAAGATAGTTAAGTCACTAAGGAGTAAAATAAATATAGCTAATGAAATTATGGGAGAAGATATCAAAGAATGGATCTAGACGAGAAGTATATTTTCGTATTTGGTCTTCCCTCCTACTTT